GTGGTGACTTCTAACACTTATAAAGCGCGAAATTTAATTATGGGATTTGAAGAAGAACCATCTAACAACAAACTGGATAAAGCCATCAATTCTGCTGAGCATCAAGCGACCACTGAGTATTTGATGAAGAGTTTGAAATTGTCAGGACCTGTTGCTAAAGAATATCAACCGTCTTCAACTTCAAACAAAGAGTTACAAACTTCAAAAACGGTTTCAACAAGAGCTGCCTCGAAAGAACTAGCCACAACATCTCATTCCAATACACGAGACATGAGCAACATCCCATCTACTCCAAGAACGAGCAAACGAGCCTTGAATCTTCAAGCGAAGACTGTTGGTCAGACAAGTGCAAAGAGGGTCCGACAAGAACCGGAAGAAGAAAGAATGGAAGTCAATCCTCCAGATCGTTCTCCATCTCCGGATTCTGATTTCGAAGATTTCGTAAAAAGATCAGAATTTAACGAGTTCTTGAACTATAAATTGGACACTGCAGCTAACGCTCCTGTCACAAGTCTCAATAAATCTATCTTGCAAAATATTGTTCAAGAGGGTGGCTCACGTCACATTGAGGTTTTGAAGCCAGCATTGAGATCGTCTTACATTCAAGATCGAGAAGCCTTGTTGTTTATTCAAGGTTATAAATCCGGGAAAGAACTTGCCCAAGAACACACATGCATTAAAATGAAAGATGATGTTGAAGCAATTAAATCAAGTATTGCCCAACTTTGTAATGAGATCAAAATCATAAGAAAGACCTTAGACAATGCCAGTGTTAAACGCACTCCACCAAAGTCAGCTCTTCAAACGTCTCCTTTAACTCGACCTGCTCTCAAGTCAGTTCCTACGGTTCCTAAGGAAATGCCAACTCTTGTTACTCCCAAAACAACCATCTTTGATAAACTTCCGGAGAAAAAGAAGATCGTTTATACTGCCAATTTAAAACATTACTTGGAGGCATTCAAAAAGGAAGTTAACTCTGGTATCAACGACACAGAAGCCTTCAAGAGATTTTACAAGCTGGAAGTCGAGCTGAATAAGAAGAAATGAATTCTATGTCGGTCTCTCGCTTCATTTTCTTGAATACTTGTATATATCAAAGATCCAAAATCTAAACAAAAACTAAAATTGACTATTAAGAAAAATATTGTAAATAGTTTATGTAAATATCATAATGGTTTCTCCCTCCTTAAATGTGTC